CATCTCTACCTCATCGATGTACTCATTGAGTAATGTCAGTGTGTCTTTGACTTCCAGGTCTGGTTCCTCTACGTTGTCTTCATCAACCAGAGTCTCTACAACTTTGATGTCATGCACACCTGCATTGTACAGGTTTTCCACAACCTTCTCAAACTTGTAGTAGTCACGCTTCTCTTCCACAACCAGTTTGACAAAGGTATCTTTGTACTCGGTGTAGTCTAGAACCATGTCCTTATCTACATCGTTGTAGAAGACCTTCTTGAAGATGTCATATGGATTCTTGACCATGCGAAGTTTGTTTGTTGCTGGTTCGTAGAGATGGAATCCACGTTGGTCAGCGTAATCATTCCAGAACATCTGGTAAGGATTGCCAAGGTATGTGATGTTACCCTTGCTTGACTTGTGGTGAAAGTGACCAGAGAAGACTTGCTTGAAGTTCTTATAGACCTTGGGGTCCATACCGTGCTCCATCTTCATGCCTGGTGTCACTTCAAACCCATCAAGTTCAAGGTGACCCATCACAATTTTCGCATCTGTCTGCTGGAGATGTTCCATCGTGGACGCTTCGTTCTCCCTATTGATCCAAGGGACAAAACAAATTCTCGTGCCCTCAATAGTAACAGTACACACCTCATCGTACACACGAATATTGTCATAGTTACCTAGCAGCAGGTCAGGAGAGTTGATGGAGTTTGTATTCTTGTAGTACACACAGTGGTTACCCAGGATTGTGTGTACAGTGATACCCATCTCTTCTAGGCGATCAAAGTAGTGAGCACGGATCCTGTTCCAGACATTGAAGTCAATTGCTTTGCGGTTATCAAACGTGTCACCTAGATCGATGATCTCTTTGATTCCTTTCTTTTCTAGTGTAGGGAAGAACACATCCTCATAGAACTTGAGGAAGTAATTCCAGAATGCCTGACTACCCTTACGACCATCGAGATGTTGATCAGTAATAAGTGCAATAGTCATCTGTTCATTCTTGTTTCAATGTTTTCTTTAATGCTACCCATGTCGGAGTAAGAGGCATTCATGCCTGCCATGTCACCATCATACGTGTCTGTGTGCATGATCTCCTGGTGTCCAGACTTCTCTAGGATCTTACTCTTGATCTCTAACTGACGCTTCTCTTTCTGAATGCGACGAAGGAAAGCATAGTAGATGATCTGGGTGAAGTAAGCAAACGGGTTAGAAGATTTCTCTGGATCGAAGTTAAGGATGTATTGAATACAGTTCTCCACACCATCGCAAATCATGTCCTCTCTGAACATGTAGTTGACAAAGTTTGGTTTGTATGATAGGTGTGTAGCAATCTTGGAGAAGCAATCACCTAGGTATTCATAACATCGTTTAAACTTGACCGTTGTTCTTCTATCTCTATGGGTACGGTAGTACCTGATAGATTCAAGGTATGACTTATGTCCCAGACGTTCACCATCCAGGAAGAAATCCCGCAACAGAATCACGGCAGCAAGGAACTCCTTGTTGTTTACGTAATACTCTGTCTTTGTTCTGGTTTTCTTCATACCATACCGTTTGCTTCAGACAGTATAGTACAGAATGTACTTAATGTCAACCTCAACACCATTTTCCATAGGGGCTTGACAAATACACCTAACACCTATAGAATAACTCTGTCAAGGGTTCAAGATCATTATAGCTATTAATTAATTACTAACTATTATTAAATAACTTCTCTAATTTTTTCTTTTGATCATTAACATTACCTAGATATCCCATTTCTTTTGACATCTTACTTATAGATGAATCTTGTTCATCACTTAAATGACGTTCATAGAAACCTACTATCCTTTCATCTGACTCTGTTAGAGTCACTACTTGATTCATTTTTATAATGAATAGTTCTTCATAAGAACTAACTACCCAATCACTTAATGAGAATCCTTCTACTAATCTACCATTCCTTTTTTGATTTGCTCTAGTTACTAGTAAAGGTTTCTCTACAAGTAAACAGTCTTCTTCAGTCAAGTAACATACTTTAGCAATAATTTCTTCATTAGATGTTAGTTTTACTGTTGCATAGAATTCGTCTTCCATACTTACCTTAAGTCTATGTTTATAGTTTCGTACTTAAAGTTCTCTTCCTGATATATTGTTACTCTTTCGTAAAGATGTTTCAACGTATAGTTATCTTTACGACCAGAGATATCGTCAGCGATATCATACAGTGTAGCAATATCTTTTCCATCTCCTTTACGTAGGACTCTACCAATTGATTGTAAGTTCCTTACTCTAGATTTGGAAGGAGAAGCAAATACGATGTTATGTAATTTTTTGATGTTGATGCCTGTGGAAAACGTACCGTAAGATGCAATGATGACAGCGTTAGATTCGCATTCTGTGATTGCCCTTACTTGTTCCCTGTCCTCGGTATCAGTACCACCATGGACGAAGAATACTTTTCTGTCGTCACTAATGTAATTATTTATTAGTTCGTATAAAGGGTCACCATGCTTTTCCACATAGTTAAAGAGAACTAATGTGTTGCCTTCAATATCGTTGACAAGATTTTTGATTAGGTTATTTCGCTTCTCATGTGCTACAATGTAGTCCATTTCCTCATGGTAATCAGCGAAGTATTTGTAATCATGTTTACAAACTAGGATCTTGATCCGTAGGTTAGAAAGGAACCCTTTCTTAATAAGCGAATCTGTCTTCGTAACCTGTTCACATGCACCAAACAAACCCTCCAAGACCCACTTATGAGTCTTGCTACCATCGAGGGTCCCTGTGAAACCGAAACGATACTTGGCGTTGTGGAGTTTGGTGAGGATACCTGTGAGTGACTTTGCCTTAAATAAATGTGCTTCGTCACCGATAACACAGTCAATGTCGTCAAAGTATTTTTTGGGAAACTTGTAGATTGACTGCCAGGTTGAAATAACAACTGGTTTATCCGTATTTTTATCCTTGCCAGAGTATATGGTGTGACAGAATTCGTCTGCATTCCATCCATAGTCCTTAAAATCCTTTATCATTTGTTCTACCAAAGAAGTCGTAGGAACGATCAGTAGAATCTTCTTACCCGCCGATGCATAATAGCGAACGATGGAATAAATCATAAGGGATTTACCAGATCCTGTCGGTGACAAAAATAACCCTCTGTTATTCTTGAGCGCCTTGTACACAGTCATGTACTGATAATCTCTAGGCTTATACTTACAGATATGTTTCATGTAATCTGCAACAGCAGGGGGAGAAACAAAATCGTTCTCCACCTCTACCTCACCATACCAGTCATTATCCTCGTATCGGATAGCGTACTGTCTCTCTTTGCACCACTCTTTGAGGTGTGACAAGAGACCATGATACAGTTCACCTGTACCAGGTGAGTACAGATGGATCATTCCATCCCAGTATCTGTATCGTGGTTGACGCTTTAGAAACTTTGCCTCTGGTAATTCAAAGGAGAAGTAGTCTGCCAATTCACGATGGACATGAGGTTCCGATGAGATCTGTAGATAGACCTCATTCTTTTTCTTGACAACTAGTTGAGACATTAGTTTCCATTAATAAATTTTTCCCATTCAATAGCACTCTTGATCTGGAAACCTCTGTTAGAGATTTGCTTCATCACATGATCGAGGAAGTATAACATTTGATCAATGTACTTGACCTTTGCCTCGGTGTTGATGAGTTCGTCATCTGACTCCAGATACACCTTCATCTTTTCTGATGTCTTAATACTAGTACCAAAAGGTTTTTCGGCGTAGGTTTTAGCGTCAGCTTCTCCACCGTAGTATTCTCTCTTATCTCGTAGGAGTTTACGATATTCAAACTCCAGTGAGGTTTTAATTTGTGAGAGATCTGTGTAATGGTTTAAGTATTTATTGTGCTGGAAAGGGATCTCCAACGCAAGACGTGCCAGATCTTCAGAGTATTGTTTGTTCTTAAATTGAAAATCGATTTGTGTATCTTTGGTCCACTCTTCCTTAATTGATTGGAAGCGTTGATGTAAGGAGTTGAAATTCATAAAGGTTGCATTGACAAATCATTCACTGTGTACCTGTGATACTTAAAGGTGACAGTTGCAGTAAAGAATTCAACTTCACTGACCGTGGCATCAAAAGGTATGCTGGTTAGAGATACTGGAATCAAATTCTCAAAGTTCACAATAAACTGTGGATTGAAATTTGATGTCAGAATCATGAGGTTCCCATCAGAATATCCTTCTGGTTCTCCTTCAAATGAATCTGCGTTACCGT